ATCCAGGTATTCTNAAACTATTAGAAAGTGTATTAGTTAATGCAGATGAAAATATTAAGTTATATAATAAAAAAAATTATAAAATATTTGTAGGACAATTTCAATGTTCGTTATTACCACGTAACTATTCAAAAATACATATTTGTAAGGAAATAAAAAGTATGGCTAATGATTATAGGACACATAAATGTGACAATTGTGATACATTTGTTAGGTTTTTATTAGCTATAAAACCTAAATATTACAGTGGGGGTTTTAAATATTATAATTTTAAGATAGATAAAAAAAGTATAATGAAAAGATGTATATTATGTGGCGATAGGAACTTTATTTGTATAAAATGTAAAAAACATTTTATAGATGATCCGCTATACTCTTGTAATAATTGCGCCTATGGTATGGACACTTTAGAAGACGATTATAATGCATACTGGAGACGCGAAGATAATTGGTAAATTAAGTCATGAATGCTTTAATACAGTTACAAACGGTATTTACGTTACTGAATATGACAAATAACATAATAATTACGACCCATGACCAAGAGACCGTTGAATTAAATTGAAATAAAGCGATTGTAATAAAAACCCCGATTATGGTTGTAATTAATTTTTTAAATATTTTTAAACATGAACTTTTGTTTTCTCCACAAATATATTTTTTAAGTTCAAAAAGTATAGATATAACTAATACTACCAATACAACTTGACATGGAATACATTCAACAAATAATGTTTTTAAATTTGTAATATATTTTTGGCATAAAGTTTTTTCTGTACCCTCTGCTATTTGATTATAAACAGGTGAATATAAAGTTGGTTCTGGCATTTTAATTTAAATAATTTATTTTAATAATTTATGAACCGATTCAACATTATATCTATGATGTGGATTAAACACTAACATATTTTCAATTAAATTATAAATATATTCTGGTATATCTCCTCTGGTTATTAGTAAATGTTTTAATAATTTATTAGGACTTATAAATAATGAATTTGTTTCAGGATTAGGTAATGAGTTACTTAATAAAGTAATAAATGTAACACCTAATGAATATACATCACTATTATCATGTAATACATGTGATATATCTATTTCAGGCGCAATATATTGCACTGTTCCAAATATATAAGGTTTGCCAACTTCTGTAGTTTTAGTTGCTAAATCAAAATCACCTAATATAACTTTATTTTCATACATAAATAAATTAGTTGGTTTAATATCCACATGATAATATCCTAATTGTTTAAGTTTAATTAATGACCAGGATATAGTTTTTATATGATTTACAACAGTATCTATTTCTAAATATTGTTTTTCTTGAAGATAATGTAACATATCCTTTTCATATTTTTGTAAAAATAAATATACGTGGTTTTCAGATATATAATAATCTAATAATTGACAAAAGTCATCGTCATTTTTAACTTTTTTTAATACTAATAATTCGTCTTTTCTAAAATATTTTTTATTTTGTTTTTTAATTATACATTCCTTGTTATTTAATAAACCATTATAAATAAAAGAATTTGTGTTTTTAAATAACGTATTTGTAATTGAGAAAGAGGGTGGTTTATTTTTCATAAAATTTAGTAATAATCTAACCATCTTATCCTTTTAAATCTATGAATAGAGTTAAGTTATAAAAAAATTTTAAAATAAGTCTATTTTTAATTAGATTGTAAAAAAGATGAAGTTCACACAGGTACAAAAATTATTGCGGGTTGCTAATAAATCTAATCAACATTTTAAACATGCCGCTGCTTTAGTAAAAAATGGAAAAACTATAATTTGTAAACCAAATTCAACACGAACTAAATATTCTATTGGAAACGATAAACATATTAATTGTAGTCAGCATGCTGAAATGTCGGCACTATCTGACTTATTAAAGCGTTGGGTTCTGAAAGCTAAAGGTCGTAAAAAACGATTTTTACGGGAATAAAAAAATTTTAAGAAAAACTAGAAAATATACCATTCATGTAATTAGAAAATCTGTAAATAATGATTTAACCTCGTCTAAACCTTGTAGGAATTGCCTCAGGGTTCTTAAGAAATATGGTATTAAAAAGATAGTATATTCTAACGCAAAAGGTCAATTAATTACCAAAAAAATAAATAAAATGAAAACTAGGCATCAATCGCACGCATACCAATTCTTGCAAAAACAAGGAATCTTGAAATAAAATTAAGGACATTTGCTAGGATCTTTTGGTTTGCATCTTACTAGTGGATGGCAGCATCTGTCCACTTTACTAGGCGTTTTATCAAACATTTTTTTAATTTGTTTGTAATTTAGTTTTTAATATCTTTTTTTGCCTTAGAAATATCAGTTTTTAGAGCATTTCTTTTTCTTGTACTCTTTGTTTTTTATGCAAATTTTGGTGGAGAAATAGGGAGAGACATTCTATTTATTTAATAGTTCATATTATTTTTGTTTTATCCAAATTTAATAATTGGTAGATTTATATCTTTTGCTAATTTTGTACATAATTCATCATTCTTATAGTCAGATTTATAAATGATTTTAGTAATACCCGCGGACACTAAGCACTTCAAACATGAAATGCACGGATAGTAGGTTATGTAAGCAGTAGAATCTTTACAGCTAACGCCTCGTTTAGCACAATCAGTAACTGCATTAATTTCAGAATGACAGGTATTTTGTTCATGATTATTACGAACCCTACTAATGTGTGGTGCATTAGCTAAAAATCCATTATAGCCAGTTGCCAATACTCTTTTATCTTTAACTAAGACACAACCAACATGTAATCTATTACAAGAACTTCTAGCACTAGTAAGTACAGCGAGAGCCATAAAATATTCATCCCAAGTAATTCTATCTGTAAATAAATTTACTACATTTAATATTTTATTTATTTTGTTAGACATTATTTATAATATTTAAAAATTTAAATTTAAATTAAGTTTTATTATGTATAAATAAATAAGATAATGTCAATGTGCACCAGAATTAAAAGTATACAATTTGGTGTTTTATCACCATCTGAAATAGATCGTTTATCTGTGGTGAAAGTAAATAATATTGAAATGTATGATGGTGATATACCAAAAACTGGAGGATTATTTGATCCAAGAATGGGTACATTAGATCAAAGAATGATATGCCCGACTGATGAAAAAAATGCATTAGAAACACCCGGATACTTTGGTCACTTAGATCTAGCTTTACCAGTTTTACATTATCAATATATAAAATGGTTAGAAAAAATATTAAGAACAGTATGTCCACTATGTTCAACATTAAGATTTAATGTGAATAAGAAAAATATAAATTACGCAATCACTAACAAAGAATATTTATATAATGTAAAACATGGAGTAAGATTATCTAGAGCAATTGAATTAGCAGGTAAAACAAAACATTGTGATAAATGTGGAAATATGCAACCAAAAATAGTTAAAAAAGATAAAAATTTAATTCATTGTCTAAATTTTGAATATAAATTAGATAAAGCAAATGTAACTGATTCAGCAAAAAAAATAGTAAGATTACCACCAGAAGAAATTTATATGATATTAAAAGGAATAACAGATGAAGATTGTTATCATATAGGACTAAACCCAAAACATTGTAGACCAGAATGGTTAATTTGTAGTAAATTATTAGTATCACCACCAAGTATGAGACCACCTGCTAGACAAAATGGAAACTTACCAATGCACGATGATTTAACATATAAATGGTGTGATATAATTAAAGCAAATAAAGCATTAGCTAATTATTTAGAAAAATGTGAAAACACGGATGATAAAAATACAATGACCGCTATTGATTGTTATAGAAGAATATTACAATATCATTGTGCAGTATTAGTTGATAATACAATTCAAGGGTTACCACAAGCACAACAAAGATCGGGTCGTCCATTAAAATGTATAAAAACTAGATTAAAAGCAAAAGAAGGTAGAATTCGTGGTAATTTAAATGGTAAACGAGTTGATCACTCAGCGAGATCAGTAATTACTCCAGACCCTAATCTATCTATAAATGAATTAGGTGTTCCTATAAAAATAGCACAAAAAATGACATTTCCTCAAAAAGTAACTAAATTTAATAAAGAAAAATTACAACAATTAGTAAAAAATGGTGCACATAATTATCCTGGTTGTAATAAATTAGAATTATTAAGAAATGGAAAAACTAGAATATATGCTATGACTATACCAATTGCAAATGAAAATAGAAACAAATTTGCTAAAGATTTAAAATTAGGTGATATAGTACATAGACATTTATTGGATGGTGATATGGTTTTATTTAATCGCCAACCTTCATTACATCGTATGTCAATGATGGGACATAAAATAAAAGTATTACCTTTTGACACATTTAGATTAAATGTTAATGTAACAACACCTTATAATGCAGACTTCGATGGCGACGAAATGAATATGCATGTCCCACAATCAATAAGTGCGTCAGTTGAATTAAAAGAAATAGCATCCGTAGATAGACAAATTATAAGTCCAGGTACAAATAAACCAGTTATTAGTTTAGTTCAAGACTCTTTATTAGGATTTACATTATTATCTCATACAAAAGAAATAAATCGTAATGAAATAATGGATATATTAATGTGGTGTGGCGGAGAATATAATGGAAAAGATATAAAAGAAGAAAATGGTATTAATATAATTAAAAAATTTATTATTCCTAAATGGAATAATAAAATAAATACATATAAAACACTAAAAAACAATTCAAAAATAGAAGGTGAATCCTTAAAAGGAGTAATGAAAAATATAATTCAAGAAACATTTAATGATTATGGAAAAGACGAAACTAGAAAATTATTAGATAATATAAGTTTTACAGCAAATAGATGGTTAATTCCCAATGGATTTTCTGTAGGATTAAGTGATTTATTTATTGATGATGATACTATAACTAAAATGAATGATACATTAAAAGAAAGTAAAAAAAAGGTATTAAAGATTATATGTGATGTACATAAAGGTACATTTAAAAACGAATTTAATCATTCTAATATGGAAGAATTTGAAAGTCAAATTAAAAAGGAATTAGGAGCAGCTCTAGATAATGTAGGAGATACTGCAATGAAATCAACTACTATTGAAAATAACCGATTAATCAAAATGATTAAAGCAGGATCAAAAGGTAAAGCATTCAATTTTACACAAATGATATCGATGGCTGGACAACAGTCATTAAATGGGCAACGAGTTGAATATGGTTTCACAGATAGATCTTTACCCCATTTTCATAAATTTGACGATGGAATGAAAGCTCGTGGGTTTGTAAGTAAATCATATGCAGAAGGGTTAGAACCAACTGAATTCTTCTTCCATGCTATGGCTGGAAGAGAAGGGTTGATTGACACTGCTGTTAAAACAGCAGAAACTGGATATATTCAACGTAGAATGGTTAAAGCAATGGAAGATTTAGTTATTGAAGAAGACGGTACTGTACGAAATAACAAAGGTAACATAGTACAATTATTATATGGTGGAGATGGATTTAATGTAACATCGTTAGAAAAAATTAAATTACATAATAAAGATGTATATT